GGATTGGTACACAGGCGGCCCTAGACAGCGTCTGCAGCCGGGCGGAGCAATAGTGATAGTACAGACACGTTGGTCAGAGAAGGACATGACAGGGCAGCTCCTGCGGGCTATGGCCAAGGACCCTTTGGCCGATCAATGGGAGGTGGTGGAGCTTCCTGCCATCTTTGAGGACGGTACGCCGTGTTGGCCTGAGTATTGGAGTTTGGAAGATTTGACCGCGGTCCGCGCATCAATCCCTCCGAGCAAGTGGAATGCGCAGTATCAGCAGAATCCGACGGGCGAAGAGAACGCGATTATTAAGCGCGAGTGGTGGAAGTTGTGGGAGAAGCCAGCGGTGCCTCAGTTGGAGTTTGTGATTCAAAGTTATGATACGGCGTTTTCTAAGAAGCAGACGGCGGATTATTCGGCCATTACAACGTGGGGGGTGTTTTATCCGAATGAGGGGGGTAGTGGTCCCAATTTAATTTTGTTGGATAGTAAGAAGGGGCGTTGGGATTTTCCTGAGTTGAAGCAGGTGGCGTTAGATTTGTATAAGTTTTGGGAGCCTGACACGGTCATTATTGAGGCCAAAGCCAGTGGTACGCCGTTGACGCAGGAGCTTCGTGCGCAGGGCATTCCTGTGGTTAACTTTACGCCAAGTCGTGGTAATGACAAGATAACGAGGGTGCATAGTGTGTCGCCTTTGTTTGAGGCGGGGATGGTGTGGGTCCCTGACGAGACATGGGCGGACGAGTTGGTTGAGGAGGTCGCGGCGTTTCCTAACGGAGAGTTCGATGACTTGGTGGATAGTATGACGCAAGCCCTTATGCGCTATCGTCAAGGGAATTTCGTGCAGTTGCCTTCGGATGACTGGGAAGAAGAGGCAAACTCTGCTAAAGTGCGGGTGTATTATTGAATTAGGGGTGGTTATGGCAAACGGTACAACAAACGCGGGCTTGATGGATAGAAATGTTCCCGCTCAAATGGATATGGACGACATGGCTGCAGAGCTAGAGTTGGCTATTCCTGATAGTTCGGGCAATGATGTCATGGCGATGATCAATGCCGAGGATGTAGGAAGCATTGAGATTACGTCAGAAGATGACGGTGGTGTATTAGTCGACTTCGAGCCTATGGATCAAAGAGGTGCATCGCAAGAGTTTGATGCTAACCTTGCTGAAGAGATGCCTGACCGTGAGCTTCAACGCATTTCATCCGAGCTTTTAAGTGAGTTTGATGCCAATAAGTCCAGCCGCCAAGATTGGGAAGAAGCGTATTCAAATGGGTTAGAGCTCTTGGGCTTTAACTACGAAGAGCGGACACAGCCATTTCGTGGAGCCTCGGGTGTGACTCACCCTTTGTTGGCGGAAGCGGCCACACAGTTTCAGGCACAAGCATTTAACGAACTGTTACCCCCTTCGGGTCCCGTGCGCACTGTAGTTATGGGAAAAAACACCGCGGCAAAAGCGCAACAAGCGCACCGTGTGCAGCAGTTTATGAACTACTACATCACTAATGAGATGGAAGAGTACACCCCTGACATGGATCAGATGTTGTTCTTCTTACCGCTAGCGGGCTCTACCTTTAAAAAGACCTATTACGACGAGACGTTAGGTCGAGCAGTGTCTAAGTTTGTGCCTGCGGAGAACTTGATTGTTCCTTATGAGACCGCGGACCTCGCATCATGCCCTAACATCACACAAGTGGTGCGGATGCCTTTAAACGATTTGCGCAAGCGCCAAGTCGTAGGCGTTTACTTAGATGTTGAAGTGCTTCCTTCGCAGAAGTCCATCACGTCGTTAAGTGGTGAGATGGATCGCTTGGAGGGTCAAGACGCTAATCAGATTGATTATGACTGTACGATTTTGGAGTGTCATGTTGATTTGGACCTAGAAGGTTATGAAGACGAAGATGCTGACGGTGAGTTCACGGGCATTAAGATTCCGTACATTGTGACCATCTCTGAGGACAATGGGCAGGTGTTGTCTATTCGTCGTAACTATCTTGAGGACGATGATCTTCGTAAAAAGATTAATTACTTTACGCATTACAAGTTTTTGCCGGGCTTCGGCTTTTACGGTCTAGGCTTGATCCACACGATTGGTGGCCTGTCTCGCACGGCCACTTCGGCGCTTCGACAATTGATCGATGCGGGTACGTTGTCTAACTTGCCTGCGGGTTTCAAGGCCCGCGGACTGCGGATCAGAGATGATGATGAACCATTGCAGCCGGGCGAGTTTAGAGACGTCGATGCGCCGGGCGGTGCTATCCGCGACAGCCTAATGCCGCTACCCTTCAAAGGGCCCGACCAAACCTTGTTTCAACTACTAGGGTTCGTCGTCGATGCCGCGCAACGTTTTGCAACCATCACGGATCTTAAAGTAGGTGCAGGCGATGCGTCTGCCGCGGTAGGTACTACCATGGCGATGATGGAGCAGGGTGCTCGCGTGATGAGTGCGGTCCATAAGCGTTTGCATTATGCGATGCGTCAAGAGTTTAAGATTTTGGCACGAGTGATGTCGGAGAGTTTGCCGCAGGAGTATCCGTTCTCGGTTCCCGGCGGAGATGAAACCATCATGCAAGCCGACTTCGACGACCGTGTCGATATCATTCCCGTCAGTAATCCAAACGTGTTTAGCCAAGCACAACGGATCATGTTAGCTCAAACTAAGATGCAACTCGCGGCCCAAGCACCAGAGATTCATAACATCCACGAAGTGTATCGTGACATGTATGAGGCGCTAGGGGTAACGGATGCCGATCGGATTATGAAGGCCATTCCAGCGGAAGAGCCCACACCGATTGATCCAGCACAAGAGAACATCAATGCGCTCGACATGTTGCCACTAAAAGCCTTTGAAGGCCAAAGCCATCAAGCGCACATCCAAGCGCACTTGATCTTTGGTACAAGTCCGATAGTAGGTGGAATGCCTCCTGTAGCCATGACGCTTCAAAAGCATATAATGGAACACGTTCAGATCGCCGCAAAAGAGCAGGCCATGGTTGCTTATCAACAGCAAGCTCAACAGTCTGGCGCTAACCTTCCTGAAGAGCAACAGATGTTAGAAGTAGCGCAGATGACGGCTCAATTTATTGCAGAAGGCTTGCAGCAAGTTAAAGATGCGTCGGGCCAGTTGTCTGGTGCGGGTGCTCCTGATCCGTTAATTCAGTTGAAGGAACAAGAGATTCAGGCTAAAGTAGCCGATAACGAAGCTGATAATCAGATCGATCAAGCCAAGTTGCAGTTGGATCAACAGAACCAACAGATGCGCTCGGAGCAGTTTGATGAACGGATTGCAGCACAAGAACGACAAACAGCAGCACGTATCCAATCAGCTATGGATCGTGAACTATTAAAGCAACGCGGAGATTAAAATGAGCAAAGGCAAAGGAATAGGGGGCTACGGCTCTGAGATGTATTACGCAGACCTTCTTGCGGAGCGAGGCGGTCGAGGTTTTAGCTTGCAGAAAAACACTAAATCCACGGGTAAAAACGCCACACAATCCGTATCTAAGGGTAAAGGAAAAGGTAAGTAGATCATGAAGAATCGAACTGTAAAAGTAAATGGTGCTCCACCAAGCAAAACGCCAAAGGCAGTCACCTATGCGGACATTAAAGGCCAAGGCCGTATTCCTTATGGCAAGACTGCACCTGCTCCTGTAGCGGGTGGTCTTACTGACTTCGCTAATACGCCTCGTAAGATGCGGACCCGTGGCACGGGTGCCGCGATCCAAGGCACGAGTCACATGGGTTACTAATGTTTAAGTTAGGAAAGAACAGCCTAAACAATTTGGTAGGTGTGGATGAAAGGCTTATTGATATCGCAGAAGTTGCTATTAAGCTATCTAACATTGATTTTGGTATTCCTTCTACTGGTGGGTTGCGGACAACCGAAGCTCAAGCCAAGTTGTTTACAGATGGCGTATCAAAAGCAGACGGAGTCAACAACAAGTCATACCATCAATCCGGGATGGCCCTTGATGTGTACGCTTACGTGGACGGGAAAGCTTCATGGGATAAACTAGACCTCGCACTTGTGGCCGCGGCCATGCTGCAAGCCTCAGCCCAATTAGGTCATGAACTAAAGTGGGGTGGCTTGTGGAAATCATGGCAGGATTACCCTCATTTTGAAATCAGGGATTAACCATGGGTTTTCTAAGCTTTTTAAGTCCTATTGCCAATCTAGGTAAAACCTACTTAGAAGGTAAGAACGAAGTTGCTAAAGCCAAGTCGGCTGCAGCGATACTTACGCTTGGTGCAGAGGCGGACGTTAAAGTGGCGGGTGCTAAAGCCGCCCATAAACTAGCGGACGATGGTCAGACTCAAGACTTTAACTTGGACCTAGTTGCTATGCAGCAGATGGATAAGTCATTTCTTGACGAGATTATGATTGCCTTACTTCTCGTACCTATTGCGGCGTCTTTTTTGGGCTATCAAGCCGAAGTCACTGCAGCATTTGAATCGTTTTCCGTCATGCCTGAGTGGTATCAATACCTTGTGATAGGTGTTTATGTCGTTAAGTTTGGTATGCGTGGCCTGCTGACTAAGTTACTGTCGGGCCGATTAAGCGGTATGAAACTTAAATAACCTTTCCCCTTTACTCTAGCCCCTGCATATAAGTTATGATACGATCATATCTAACATTGTTTGATTATATGCGAGGGGTTAATGGACGAAATATATGTAGCAGAAGCCGTGTTTAAGATTCTTAGGGATCGAAGGCAAGGTGTAACAGATTTGATGGTTTATGGTAACGTCAAGTCGATGGAACAATATCGTGAGCTTATGGGCAACTTAGAATGCCTTAATCATGTGGAACAGGAACTCAAGAGCCTGCTAGACAAACAGGAGCACTCAATATGAGCGCAGTAGAAAAAAAAGTAGAACCCGTGGTCTATGAAAAGACTGCTAAAGAATTAGCCAATGAGGCTAAAGCAAAAGTTAAAGCAGAAGAAGTTGCCGCTAAAGCAACTAAACTTGCAGACGCCTACGTGGAAAAACCACGCCTTAACCCTGACGCTATCGGGAAAACTCTCTTAGACAGGATGCCCAACCCTACGGGCTGGCGGATATTAATCTTACCCTATCAAGGCAAAGGTAAATCCGCAGGCGGTATTTTTCTCCCTTCTGAAACGCAGGAGAAAAGCCAGATTTCTACCCAAGTCGGTTATGTACTTAAGCTAGGACCCCTAGCCTATAAAGATACCGATAAATTTCCAGATGGAGCATGGTGCCAAGAAAAGCAGTGGGTTATGTTTGCCCGTTATGCTGGCTCGCGCTTTCAGATAGATGGGGGAGAAGTCCGAATCCTTAATGACGACGAGATACTGTCGACCATTTTGGACCCTGAAGACATCCATAATTTAAACTAAGGAGATAACCATGTCGGATACAAATACCGTCGAGTTAGATGTAGGTGATTCTGAAAGTATTGATGTAGAAGTTAACGAGAACTTAGAGGTCGAAACAGATTCGGGTTCTGATGATCAGTTTGACAAAGCGGAGACATCGACGCAGAAAAGAATTAGCCGTCTTACTAAAAAGATGCGCGAAGCCGAGCGCCGTGAGCAAGAAGCTATTAAGTATGCTCAAGCTGTTCAAGGTGAGTCGCAAGACTTAAAGAGCCGTATGTCTAACTTAGACAACAATTACGTGGCTGAGTACACTAGTCGTGTTAACACCCAGATCGATCAAGCCGAAGCTACTTTGACTCGCGCTATTGAGATAGGTGATAGTAAAGCGACCGTGGAAGCTCAACGACAACTTACCAGTTTAGCAATTCAGCAAGATCGCGCTGCTCAAGCTAAGATGCAGTCGGATCGTCAGCAACAACAAGCCGCCGCGGCTCAACAGCACCAAGCTCAACAGCCGATGCCTGCTCAACAGCCTAAACGGCCTGACGCTAAAGCCGAATCATGGGCCTTGCGTAACAGTTGGTTTGGCCAAGACGAAGCCATGACGTATGCCGCCTTTGGTATACACAAAAAACTCGTTGAGGAAGAAGGGTTTGACCCACAGAGCGAAGACTACTATACTGAGCTAGATAATCGTGTTCTTGATAAGTTTGGTAACGGATCAAGCAGCCCCAATAAACGCCCCGCTCAGACAGTAGTTGGAGCTTCAAGAACACCATCTGGGCGCAGTAATAGAAAGGTTCGACTCACTCCGAGCCAAGTCGCGATAGCGAAGAAATTGGGTGTGCCGCTTGAAGAATATGCGAAATACGTGAAGGAGTAACAGAGAATGACTGAACAACAAAATACAGGTAGTTCCGCCGTGAACCGTACTTCTCGCGCTAACAAAACTCGGGAGAAACAGGCGATCCGTAAGCCTTGGGCTCCTCCGTCTATGCTAGATGCACCACCTGCCCCTGATGGCTTTAAACATCGTTGGATTCGCGCCGAAACGCGAGGGTTTGATGATACGAAGAACGTCAGTGCTAAATTAAGGGAAGGTTATGAGCTTGTCCGAAGGGACGAGTACCCAGACTTTGAATCCCCTACTGTAGAATCAGGTAAATACCAAGGTGTCTTTGGAGTTGGCGGACTGCTTCTCGCTCGTATACCAGACGAAACTGTGGCCGAAAGGACTAACTACTTCAAAGGACGTAGTAAGGACCAAATGGATGCAGTTGACCATGATATGATGAGAGAGAATGCACATTCATCGATGACGATTAGTAAACCTGACCGTCAATCTCGTGTAACTTTCGGTGGTCCACAAAAATGATATGGACTACCCCTTTAGGAGAGAATTATAATGGCTAATGCAAATACTGCCTATGGTCTCCGTCCTATCGGGCTAGTTGGTAGCGGTGTCAATTCTACTGGTGTAACCCAGTATGAGATCGCTTCCAACAACACCAATGCTATTTACCAGTTTGGTTTATGCGTTCCGCTAGCAGCGGGCGTTATTGACTTTGCTGGAGCTACAAGCGGGGGAACTACTCCTGCACTTGGTGTCCTGATGGGCGTTGAATATGTTGACTCTGTGACTAAGAAGCCAACATTCTTAAGCTACTGGCCGGGCTCTGGCTCTGTAAGTGTGGATACTAACCACCCAGTTAAAGCTTTTGTTGCTGATAATCCAAATCAGTTGTTTAAAGTAGCGTCTGACGCAACACTAACTAACCGTGCTACTGCACAGGCAGCCGTGTTCGCAAACGCATCTTTGGGAACTTCCGCACGTACTGGTACGTCCGTAGGTAACTCAAATTCCGCCTTGGGCGTGTCTACAATCGCAGTTACGGCTACTTTGCCCTTGCGTATTGTTGGCATTATGGACGAAGCAGGTAATACCGACTTTGCATCTGCAGGTATTCCAATGATTGTTCGTATCAATGCTCATTACAACGCTAACACAAGCCGCTTCGACTCGCAGACTACTGCTACGTCGCTAGGCCTATAGGAGGGTTAGATCATGGCTATTTCTCGCGCACAACTAGCGAAAGAGCTTGAACCCGGCCTAAACGCCTTGTTCGGACTCGAATTCAACCGTTACGAAAACGAGCATTCTGAAATCTTTGAGGAAGAGTCTTCGGACCGTGCCTTTGAAGAAGAAGTAATGCTTGGTGGTTTCTCAACAGCACCTGTTAAAAATGAAGGACAGTCCATCAGTTTTGACGATGCTCAAGAGACTTACACCGCCCGTTACGCTCACGAAACTATTGCGCTTGCGTTCTCAATTACTGAGGAAGCAGTGGAAGACAATCTTTATGATCGTCTTGCATCGCGTTACACCAAAGCTCTGGCTCGCTCTATGGCCCAGACTAAGCAAATCAAAGCAGCGGCTGTGTTGAACAATGCGTTCGCAGCAGGCGTTAATGCGATTGGCGATGGTGCAGCACTTTGTTCCGCAGCCCACCCCTCTCTTTCGGGTAACCAAACCAATGTCTTGGCAGTTGCTGCCGACCTCAACGAAACTTCGTTGGAGCAGATGTTGATTGACGTTGCTAGTTTGACGGATGAGCGTGGTTTGAAGATTGCAGTTCGTGGCATGAAGCTTATTATTCCTAAAGAGCTTCAGTTCATCGCAGAACGAGTAATTAACTCGAACTTGCGCTCTGGCACTGCGGATAACGACACAAACGCAATGAAGTCTATGGGAATGCTTCCAGACGGTGCAGTGGTTAACCACTTCCTTACCGACACTGATGCTTTCTTCATCAAGACTGATGCTCCTAACGGCTTCAAGCACTTCAACCGCTCGTCTATTAAGACTGCGATGGAAGGTGACTTCGATACGGGCAACATGCGCTTTAAAGCTCGTGAACGTTACTCATTCGGTGTATCCGATTGGCGTTGTGTTTACGGTACGCCCGGCGCAGCATAACCACACGGCAACGTGTAGTTTAGAAAAGGGAGGCTTCGGCTTCCCTTTTTTGTGCGTAACATTGACAGTTTACGAAAGACAGTGGTATGTTATACTTACAATTATCGGGAAAATCTCGGTGAATCTGACAGTCCCCGACTGACGATATGCAGGCAGATACACTTTAACTCGCATGTGAGGAATTTATTATGGGCCAGACTACTTTTTCAGGACCAATTTTAGCAGGAACAATCAAATCTACTACTGGCACGGCTGTCGGTACTGACGTAAAGAACACTGGACAAGTCGTAATGGCTCAGTCTTTTTCTACAGGTGTAGACTTAGACGGCGGCGCTTCTGCTGCAAACACCACTACGGTTATTATACCAGCCAACTCTCAGATCATTGATATCGTCCTAGACGTTGTTGGTGTCATGGTTGGTGCAACTTGTGTATTTAGCATTGGTGACGTTAATGGCGGTAATGCCACATTTTTAAACTCTTTCTCAATCTCAGTAGCTTCTGGCGCGGGTCGTAAGTACCCAACAACGGAAGCTGGCGGAGCGTTAAGCTGGGCCGATATTGGCAATAAAGACTTACGCCTAACTTGGACTTCTACTGGAGCAACCAGTAACGGCGAAATTCGCGCTACAGTGTTGTACCAGCAGAACAATAATCTCGTCGCTTAAACAATTAGCTTAGGAGGTTTTCTAATGTCAGGTTCAGACGTAAGATCGAAACGCATAACCGCGACGGGATCAGTAGGTGTTGGTCCCGCTCGTATTAGGCAGGTTCAAGTCAAAACAACGACGGGTTCCCCACGCCTTACAATAACGGATGGAAACGGCGGCTCTGTTGCTTTAGACATGGATTTAAATGCCTCGTCAACGCACTCCGCTAACATTCCTTCTGACGGCATTCGAGTCTCTGACATCTGGGTATCTGCGGTAACCGCCATTACGTCGGTTACTGTTTTCTACAGTTAAAGAAGGGATAAATCATGGCGTCTGATGTAAAAGCAACCTACCTAACCGCAACTGGAACTGTTTTTGCGGGTAGATCGCGTATAAAAGCCATTCATTACCAAGCAGGGTCTAGCCCTTCTTTGGTTTTAAAAACTGGAAGTACGAGCGGTGCCACACAGCTAACGTTAGCTTTTGCTAACAACACTGATGACAATGTTTATATACCCGACGAGGGGATGTTATTTAGTGACGGGTGTTATGCCGTACTGACTAACGTCACCAACATAACGGTATTTTACAATTGAGGTAGTTATGGAAACTAAAGTAGCTACCCTTAAGAAAATAAAACCCGCTAAAAGTAATAAAAAATTGGCAAGTCATGATAGGGACATTATGAAAATAGCAGAAGTTTTATCCAAGCTAGAGAAGCATGAAGCTGAGTGTAACTTAAGATATCAAATGATTGAAGAAAAGCTGGCCGATCAAAAGCAAACGCTAAAAGGTTTAGATGTTAAAATTTGGGGGCTTGCTGTATTGATAATAATCGCACCCCTAGTGCATAAGCTATTGGCATAGTCATGGATGACGCTTTCTTCAGTGACCCCGTTGAGGCGAAGATTGTAGAAGAAATAAGGCACTGGTCCTCAGACGTCTTAGAAAAACCCAATGCTTACTTCAATAACCTTCCCGCTTGTCCTTATGCGCGTAATGCGTGGTTAAACAATAAGGTGGCGGTACTGTTTGTTTACGGCGAAGGTTACCAAAGCTTGTACTCAAGCATCTCCCAGTTTGACGACAACTATGACATCGCGCTTGTAGTGGACATGGGGAGCACTAAAACCCCTGAAGACTTCCATGACTATTTAGATGACTTAAACGAAGTCATTTCTAACGGCATGTTTATTGACAAAGACATCTGGTTGATGGGTTTTCACCATGAAGATGAAGCCAGTGATTTTGTAGGCGAGGTCAGTTTTAAAGCGGACGACAAGCCTTACTCTATCATCTTTGTGCAGCGGTTATCTAAGTTACAACAAGCGGCTGACAAGTTGAATAAAAAAGGCTATTATGATACATACGACGCTGAACATAATGCTCGTGAAATTTACGAAGTAAGAGAAACTTTATATAGGAAGCTCCAAAATGGCTATGAAACCAAAGAAAGTTAGTTCTTCAGCAAAGAAACCTGTTAAGCGTATGCGTGGCGGTGGTATGGTGGCTATGAAAGAACCTGTTAAGCGTATGCGTGGCGGTGGCATGATTGCTATGGCTAAAGGTGGTAAAGTTAAGCCTGCCAAAAAGAAAAAGTAGGTACATCTGATGCCAAATAAAGGTCTATATCACAACATAAACGCTAAGAAGAAACGGATTGCAGCAGGGTCTGGCGAGAAGATGCGCAAGGTTGGATCAGCAGGTGCTCCCACCAAAAAAGCGTTTGTAGCATCCGCTAAAACGGCTAAACCCGTTAAAAGAAAGACACGCACTGCGTAGGTAAATTTTATGGCTACATCTGGAAGTAAAGACTTTGAGTTAGACGTCGCAGAATATGTCGAAGAGGCATTTGAGCGGTGTGGGCTTGAGGTCAGGACAGGTTACGACCTAAAATCCGCCAAAAGGTCTTTAAACCTTTTGCTTGCAGATTGGGCTAACCGTGGCCTAAACCAGTGGACCATTAAACAGCGTACCATTACGATGATCAATGGCACGGGTAACTATGCGTTAGGCGCAGACGTTATTGACGTGTTATCCGTTGTTGTGCAACGATCTGGCACTGATTATTCTTTGCTTCGATTGAGTCGTGACGGTTTTTTAAGTATACCTAACAAGACTAGCCAAGGCCGAGTTAATCAATTCTTCTTGGATAGACAAGTTACGCCTGAGTTAAAGCTTTGGCCTGTGCCCGATAACAACACTGATGTTGTGTACTATGACGCTTTAACCCGTATGGATGATGCTGACATATACACTAACACCATGGACTTACCTTTTAGGTTTTACCCTTGTTTAGCCGCAGGACTTGCTTATTATCTTGCTTTAAAACGCGCTCCAAATCGTGTTGAAATGTTAAAGGCATTGTATGAGGAAGAGTTTGAAAGAGCGGCAATAGAAGACAGAGATCGTTCGTCTTTTAACGTGACTCCTATGTACAGGAGAGTTTGATAATGGGCAAATTTGCTTCTGGAAAAGAATCGTATGCTATCTCCGACCGATCTGGTTTTCGTTATCCGTATAGGGTAATGAAGAAAGAATGGAACGGATTGTTGGTAGGTCCAGATGAATTTGAGCCTAAACAACCTCAATTAGGTCCTTTCCGAAAGGTTTCGGACCCTCAAGCTCTTCAAAATGCGCGTCCAGATCGAGTAGAACCTTTAGATGTTTACGTTGGATTGCCTTTAGTAATAGCACCTAATTTACGACCAGTACAAGGCTTTGGTCAAGTTGGGACAGTGACGGTGACCACATGAGTTTTACATACGCACAGCTAGAAACAGCTATTCAAGACTATACAGAGAACACTGAAACGTCTTTTGTTAGTAATCTGCCCCTATTTATTAGACAAGCCGAAGAAAGAATACTTAAAAGTGTTCAATTAAGCCTGTTTAGGAAGAATGTAAGCGGCACTATGGCTAATGCTAATCGATTTTTGGCTTGCCCTAGCGATTATTTAGCGTCTTTCTCCTTGTCTTTTGTTGATGCAAACAGTGATCACGTCTTTTTAGACTTTAAAGACCCTGATTATGTGCAATCGTTTAACCCAGACGCAACGACAGTAGGTTTACCTCGATATTACGCGGTTTATGACGTAGATAACTTTATTTTAGGTCCTACCCCCAATGCTGCGTATAATGTAGAATTACATTACTTCTATAGGCCTGCCAGTTTGACTGCGGGAGCCGCGGGCGGAACAACATGGCTTAGTGAGAATGCTTCGATCGCTTTGTTATATGGATCTTTGATAGAAGCGTACATCTTTATGAAGGGTGAGCCCGACATGATGGCGCTATACGAGAAACGGTTTACAGAAGCGATTTCTGGAATGAAAATGTTGGGTGAGGCTAAAGAAGTAACGGATGAATACCGTACTGGACAAGTCATAAGGCCTAAACAATGAATGATTTAGGATTAGGTAATGTTCCAACTTTCAACGTGGACGTACACACCACTAATGGAAGGGGCTTTACACCAGAGGAGATTGCGCAGAGGTGTGCTAATAAGATTATAGCCATTTCTGATGACGCAAACCCTGCAATTAGGGCGCAAGCTCACGCTTTTCGAGAAGAGTTAGTTAAAACTCTCGTCTTTTACATGCGTGAGGCTGTTGAGTCTGATAGAACTACTGTGTATAACGCTTTAACCGACGCAGGCCAAACAGAGCTTGCTAAACATATAAGGAGACTGTAACCATGGCTTTCAACGGAAACTTCATGTGTACATCGTTCAAAAAAGAATTGCTGTATGGTGCTCACGATTTCGACGCCTCAAGTGGCGATACATTTAAAATTGCGCTTTATACAAATTCGGC